TTCAGACTTGACTGTATCTGCTACTAAGGCAGTTATATTCGCACCTACATTCCAAGGTAACTATGTTCCTGATGAAATCATTACACAAACAAGAGTTGTTGGTGGAACCAACGTTACTGCTCGTGCTCGTGTTGTTTCTTGGAACCCAATAACAAAATTATTAAAGTACTATCAAAACGCTGTAGACGGTATCTTCCCAGAAGTTACTGGAACACAAAATGAATTTGATGGATCTAACGTGATTAATGGTGCTACATCTGGTGCTGCAGGACAACCCGATGTTAACTTTCCCGCCATCCCAAACTCTTCTTCTAGAACTATCAACAATACTGAGTATGACTTAGGTATGAAGTTTAACAATGGTTATGCTAAACCCGAAGTTTCCTCAAGTAGCGGTGACGTAGTTTACATAGATAATAGAAGATCCATCAGTCGTGCAAACGACCAAGTAGAAGATATTAAAATCGTAATCGAGTTCTAATGGCACAAAATACTAATCTAAACGTAACACCGTATTACGACGACTTTGATAAAGCGAAGAACTTTTATCGAGTGCTGTTTAGACCTGGTTTTCCAATACAGGCAAGAGAATTAACACAGTCTCAATCAATTCTTCAAAATCAAATTGAGAATATGGGAACCCATCTATTCAAAGATGGTTCAATGGTTATACCTGGTCAAATAGGTTATGATCTAAACGTTAGTGCTATTATGATCCAAGAATCATTCTTGGGTGCAGATGTAGAAAGTTATAGAAGTCAGATTACAGGAAAAATAATTACAGGTTTAACATCTGGTGTTAAAGCTAAAGTTCTCTATAGTATTTCATCAACTGATTCAGATAAAGGATATATTACACTCTATATTAAATACATTGAATCAGGTGGAGTAGATAATAATCAAGATACATTTACTAATAATGAACAGTTAATCACTGATACTGAAATTACTTTTGGAACCACTCTTATTGAAGTTGGATCACCATTTGCACAGTTACTACCTACAGCAGCAACACAAGTTGGATCTGTAGCATATGTGCAGGAAGGTGTTTACTTCATCAGAGGTTTCTTTGTAGACGTTCCTTATCAGTACATTCTCCTTGATCAATATGGAAGTAACCCCAAATACAGAATCGGACTCGAAATTCTTGAGTCGATCATCACCCCCGAAGATGACTTATCACTCAATGATAACGCTGCAGGAACATCTAATTATGCTGCTCCTGGTTCTCACAGGTTCAGAATAACAACTAACCTAGTTAAGAAATTACTTACAGACGAAGCAGATAAAGACTTTATTGAATTACTACGTATCAATGGTAATAAGATTGAGAAACTAGTTGATCGTAGTGCATATGATGAGTTAGAAAAAACAATGGCAACCAGAACTTATGAAGAGTCTGGTGATTATGTTGTTAGTGATTTCCAAGTCACTATGAGAGATGGACTAAATGATGGATTTAATAATGGTGTTTATGAGGTAGGAGACACAACTGCTCAAGGTAATAGTGCTGCAGAAAGCATGTATGCTGTTGAGTTTGGTCCTGGTACTGCATATGTTAGAGGTTATAGACTTAAAACATTATCTCCAACTTATGTTGATATAGCAAAACCAAGAGATACAGATGCTTCTCAAAACACAATTATACCTTTCACATTAGGAAACTATTCTAAAGTAGGTAATATTAACGGATTTTTAAATACAGCTGGTTCTACTATTTCTCAAGCATACCAGACAATAGAATTGCGTGATAGATTTACATCTACACCTGGTACTGCAGTTGGTAATGTAATTGGATATGCACGTGTAGCATCTCTTGAATTCTTACAAGATCCAGATAATAATTTTGGTAATGCAGATGACAAGTATAATATGCATCTGTTTGATGTTCAAATGTTTACTGTATTACATTTAGCATCCGCACAAACTATTAGTACTGGTGCTGCTGATCAGAGAGGATCTCTTGTTGTTGGTAAATCATCTGGTGCAAAAGGATATTTAATTGATAACGTTTCTGCTGCAACTCACTTGAGCATTTATCAAGTTGAAGGAACTTTCCAACAAGGTGAGATGGTAACATTAGATGGTTTAAATTTAGATACTATTACTAATGTCCATACTTACAAATATTCTGATAGTAGACAAGTTTGTGCTAAAGATGAGTCTACATCAGCAGTAGAATTTACAGCAGATATTATATTAGAAGATTTAAAATTCCTTCAAGGTGCTACATTCACTTATGATGCAACTAGTAGTAATGAAAAAATTACTGGTTTAAATTCAAACTTTGCTTCTGACTTAAGACCTGGCGATAGAATATATTTCTCTGAAACAAAATATGTTGATGTAGATTATGTTGATCCTACAAACTTAGCATCATCAAATACTGGATCTATATTTACTTACTCTACTCAAGTAGTTAAAGTAACACCTCCTGGTTCTAACTATCCTTCAGCAGGAACTTATAATACATTATTACGTTATAGATCAAAACTTTGGGAAACAGAAAAGGCAACTCTTCTTAAAGAAATGCCTAAACCATATGTCAAGTCTATTTCTGACGAGTCTATGGTTGTTAGAAGAACTTTTGATTCTCAAACTGTTGCTGCAAACGCTATATCAATTACTCTTCCTGAGAATGAGCAGTTCCAAGCAATTACAAATACTGCATATTCATTTACTGTTATGGGTAGTACATCATCTGCATATCCTGCAGGTGCACAGATACCCATCGACACTGTAAACACTGGTGCTATTGGTTATACAACATTTACATCTGCTGATAGAACTACAATTCAGATAACAAACTTAGATGTGACAGGTGACTCAGGTGCAATTACATCTGTTAAAGTTACAGCATCTGTTTCTAAGAACGTTACAACTAAGAAAACAAAATCACCTACTAACATGTTTGTGTTAAAGGTGAATCAAACTGTTCAGAATTTAGATAAGCAAAACTATCAACTTACATATTCTGGAGTATATGGAACTAGAATTGAAGACGTAGATTTATCATTAGGTATAACAGACGTATTTAATATACATGCTGTATATGAATCAATGGATGATTCTGATCCAATAATACCTTCTATAACTTTAGTTGAACCAACATTCTTTGAGACTAAGAGTATTGTTACAGGTAAAACATCTGGTGCAAGAGCAAGAGTTGTTGACTTTAACTCAAGTACTTTAAAACTATCACTAGTTTATTTAAGTGGTAAGTTCATATCAGGTGAAACAGTTGATGGATTTAATAGTAGTAATATTGCTATTCAAGGTATTATTAATGACTCTGTAGGATCTATTATTGAAGGATCTAAAGTTATCACAGATCGTTATGACTTAGAGACTGGTCAAACTGGATTTATATATGGTATATCAAAATTAGTAAGAAAGAAAGGTGTTGCTCGACCTATTAGAAAAGTCAAAATTGTTTTAGATTACTATTCTCATGCTGCTACTGGAGATTACTTTGCAGGTCAATCATATTTGGATACTGCATATGCTGATGTTCCTTATTATCAAGAGAAATTCTTACCTGATTTCTTAGACTTTAGACCAGGTGTTAGAAACTTATTTACAGGAACTGGATCAGTTGCTTCTCCTGCATATGTAAATGCTGCTACACTAGACTTTAAACATAGAACATTCCCAACTGCAGGTAGTCCATCTGCAACTTTATTTGATATTCCTAAAGTTGCTAGTGACTTCAGATGTGATTTTGATTGGTATCTTCCTAGAGTTGATAAAGTATTCTTACTACCTACTGGAGAATTCCAAGTTGTTAAAGGTAAGTCAGAACAGAGACCTTCTCCTCCAGATGATCTACAAGATGGTATGCTACTAGCAACATTGCTACATGCACCATATGGTTTTGATCCTGCTAGTGATGTTGTTATTCAGAAATCTGATAATAGACGTTATACTATGCGTGATATTGGTACGTTAGAAAAACGTATTGACCAAGTTGAATATTATACATCACTTAACATGTTAGAAAGTGATACATTCAACGTTGAAATTACTGATGCATCTGGTAAGAATCGTCTGAAGAATGGATTTATGGTTGATGATTTTACAGATCATTCTAAATCTAGTACAACAAATCCAGACTATGCTGCTGCATTAAGTTATTCTGATGGAACTTGTCAGTCTTCACACTATACTACTAATACATCATTATTAATTAATGAATCACTGTCTACAAATTATCAAAAGACTGGTCCTTTAATTACACTACCTTATACTGAGATAGCATTAATTACTCAATCATATGCTTCTAGAGTTGAAAATGTAAACCCATTCAACGTATTTGCTTACATTGGACGTATTGATCTTGTACCTGCTTCAGATGACTGGGTAGATACTAATCGTCTTCCTGTTAATGTTATTGATGTTGAGGGTGATTTTGAAGCAACTAGCAGAGAGCTGAATGTAGATCAATCTGGTTTTGCTCCTATTCAATGGGGTTCATGGAATACTACATGGGCTGGAGAATCTACTGGTGCATGGAGTACATGGAAAGAACATACCTTTGCGAACTATGTCCGTGGTAGAGGTCGTCGTGTCATGGGATCTAGAACCATAACAACAACTAACAATCAAACAAGACGTGGTATTAGAAGTAGAGTAGTTCCCAGAATTGATCGTCAGTCAATGGGAGATAGAACTGTATCTTCAACATCTATTCCTTGGATACGTTCTAGAAATATTGATGTAACTGTTGCTAGAATGAAACCAAGAACAACATTCTATGCATTCTTCGATGGAACTAAAGTTGGTGATTACATGATGCCAAAAGTTCTTGAAGTTATTAAAAATCCTTCTACAGATAGTAGAACAAACTCAACACCATTTGTAATTGGTGAGACAGTTAGAGGTTTAGTAAGTGGTGCTAGATTTAGAGTTTCTGCTCCAAACAACTTCTTTACATGGAATCCTTATGATGATACTGATATGCCATCATCATATTCTTCAACTACTAACTTTATCAACGTTGATACTGAATCACTTGCTGCTCAGGCAGTTGGACAATACTACGGTAATATACAAGTAGGTGAAGTTTTAGTTGGAACATCTGGTGCAAGAGCAGTTGTTCGTGATCGTAGATTGATGACTGATAGATTAGGACAGTGGAAAGGTTCATTCTTTATACCACAACCTCAAGTCAATACAAATCCACGTTGGGCAACTGGTAGTAGACTACTAAGATTAACAACTAATTCAGATGATTCTAGAACATTTGGAACAGTTGCATCTGCTGCACAAACAGAATATGCAGCAACAGGTACATTGAATACATTACAAGAAAATGTATTATCAATTAGAAATGCTGATATTGTTCAAGATACTGTAACTCAAGATAGAACTGTCCAAACAACTAGAACTGAAACACGTCAGGTTGGTTGGTGGGATCCACTTGCACAATCATTCTTAGTTGATGAAACTGGTGGTGTGTTTATTACTTCTGTTGATGTTTACTTCAACGCTAAAGATAGTAATATTCCGATCTCTATGCAGATCAGAACTATGTCAAATGGATATCCAACAACAAGTATTCTTCCATTCTCTGACGTTACTGTAACTCCAGATACTATTCAGACATCTGAAACTGGTGCTATTGCGACTAAGTTTACATTCCAAGCACCTGTTTATATTCCTCAGTCTATTGAACATTGTTTTGTTCTATTCTCAGACTCTAATGAATATCAGGTTTGGATCTCTAGAATGGGTGAGTTAGATATTACTGGAGACAGAACTATATCTGAACAACCATATGCAGGTGTTCTATTCAAATCACAGAACGCAACTACATGGACTGCAGACCAGTACGAAGATCTTAAGTTCGTTGTTTATAAAGCGGTATTTAATACCAGTGTTGCTTCTCAGTTAACATTAAACAATGCTCCTTTAGACATAGGTAACGGTGGTAAGATTGTATTAAGAACTGATCCAGTTCAAACATATCAACCAGAGTTACAGTTAGTAATGAATGCTGTCAATGCAACTCTTCCTTATACAGTTGGTGCTCGTGTTTATCAAAAGACGACTCTTGCTCAAGGAACAATTAAAGAAATTACAGATAGTAATGCAGGAGTTCTGTTAACTATCAATGATATATCAGGAACATGGCAGTCAGGTTCATCAACTGGTGGAACAATTATTAACAGATTAGTATCTTCTAAGACTCTTGCTACTATGGCAGTAACAAGTGCATCAGGTGACTTTACTGTTGGTGAAACTATAACTGGTAACAGTGCTTCTGCTCCAACTGCAGAGGTTGTAAGTTGGACAGATGGTGGCGGTGGTGCAGGAACATTAACACTTAAATATGTTTCAACAACATTCACAGCTTCTACTGAACAAATTACTGGTGGAACTTCTACTAAGACTGCAACTGTTGGTTCTATAACTTACTCTGGAGATAACGTTTCATCTTCAACTATTCAAGATGCATTCCCAAGTAGCACTCCAACATATACTACTTCTCAAAGAAGAGTAACTATACAGCATTCACACCACGGTATGCATGATACAGATAATAATGTTGTTATCGAAGGTGTTACATCTGAGGTATCACCAACATACTTAACATCATCTATATCAGCATCTGATACAACCATACAGGTTAATGATGCAACAGCATTCCATACCATTATTAACGGTGCTAATGTTGGTACATTAAATCTTGGTTATATCAAGATAGAAGATGAAATCATGTCCTATACTGGAATTAGTGGAACTGGTAAAACTATTACTGTTAATGAAAGAGGACTAGCTGGAACTACAGCAGTAAGTCATGCTGATGAAACAAATGTGGAATGTTATAACTTAGATGGTATTCCTCTAACTGAAATCAATAAGACTCATACTAATATACAAAGTCCTACTTTAGACAGTTACGATCTTGCAACTTCATCTATTGGTAGATTAGGTATTAGATCTGGTGCTACTAATGTTATTGCATCTCAGAACATACAGTATGAAATTCTCTCACCACAAATTCAGAGAATGACTCTTCCTAAGACTTTGATCACAGCAAGAGTTAATACTATTACTGGAACATCAATTAATGATGGACAGTCATTGTCACAAAACTCATTCAGTAATACTGGAGAGTTCTATGATGTAAACCTAGGTGAAGATAATTACTTTGTTGCTCCACAGTTAATATGCTCTGCTCAAAACGAGTCTGCAGAATTAAGTGGTGCTAAGTCATTTAGAATGGATCTAACACTATTCAGTGAATCTGATAATGTAACTCCTGTTGTTGATACTGACAGAATGTCTATTACTACAATCAGTCATAGAATCAACGCTCCTGCAGATCCTAATACTGCTCAGTTACCAGTTGGTGACGGACATAATGGAGTTTATATTACTAAGGTTGCTGACTTAAGTAATCCATCGTCTTCTATTAAATTAATGTTTGCGGGTTATCGCCCAGCTAACACTGAAATTAAACCTCTATATAGAGTACTACCTTCGGGATCTACTGATTCTATAGAGACTCTAGGATGGGAATTCTTCCCTACTGGTGATGCTAAGATTCCTCAAACTACTGATGAGTTACAATACTACGATTATGAGTATGAGGTTGCAGGTTTAGATTTCTCACAATACCAAGTTAAACTTGTGTTTGTATCTCCAAACCAAGCATACTCACCAATCGTTAAAGATTTACGAGCTATCGCTCTTGCTGTATAATGAAAGTTCCAATTAAAGACATTGAAAATTGGTACAAAGATGATATAACAGGAGCAGTTTCGTGTTCTGATTCCGCTAAGTATGAACAATACATGGCTGCATATAGAGCAGATCTGAAGGAGAAAGAAGATTTTAAGGCTTTACAAAATGATGTTTATAGCCTAAAATCAGATATGAGTGAGATAAAATCTCTCTTGTTAACGTTAGCAAAAAATTCATGACAATGGAAAAGATCGGTCAAGATCAAATGCTCTCCCAATTTAAAGAGAGATACAGTGGGTTGATCAAAGAAAACCAGGAACTAGCTGGTAAAATCAAACAAAATGAAGTTCAAGCATTGAAACTTCAAGGTGCTATAGAAGCATTGGAGTATTATTCTCCACCAGGCGACACAGAATCCCCTCCAATTATTGAAGAGGATGATGTAACTTCCGAGTCTCCTGAGTTAACTGAATAAATCATTTTAAGGGGGGACAGGAGTTCCCCTTTTTTAGTGACATAAATAACTTGGAAGCATGTTCTCATAGAGTTGTCCTAAAAAGAAATGGCAAATAGATTACAATTAAGAAGGGGTGGTGCACAGGAATGGGCAAACTCCAACCCGACTCTTGCACAAGGTGAATTGGGTATAGAATTAGATACTGGTCGATTTAAGATTGGTGATGGAGTATCAGCATGGAATACCTTGCGATACGAAAGACCTGTTGAATCCATATCTAATACTGCAAACACTCTTGTACAAAGGGATGCTGACGGTAATTTTGCTGCGGGTGTTATAACTGCGACTCTAATTGGTAACTCTTCAACTGCTGCTAGACTTTCTTCAACTCGACAAATAACTCTATCTGATGACCTAAGTGCCACAGGAACATTTGATGGATCACAGAACTTAAACCTTGCTGCAGAACTTTCTTTAGTTGCAACTCTTCCTCATTACGATGGAACATCTTCTTCATCTGGAACTTATAACAAAGTAACTGTAGACGCAAAAGGTAGAATTACCGCAGCGATAGACTATACTACAGGTAATAATGGAACGCTTGCTGATTACGGTCTAGACGGGACTACAGAGGGTGCTTCTGCTCAACCTTATGATTTAGACCTAGTTGCTATTGCAGGTCTCACAACGACTGGTATGATCGCTAGAACGTCTGGTGGTGCTATGGCAACCAGAACGATTACTGGTACTGCAGGAAAAATACAAATTAATAATGGTGCAGGTGTTAATGGTAATCCTACTATTAACCTTATAACAACTGCTGTAACTCAAGGTAATTATAATACAGAGTCTTTAACTTCTGTTAATGCAGTAGGAGGTAGTAACGAACCATTTGGAACTGAAACTGTAAACGCAGTTAAGTTCACTGTTAATGAAGATGGAAGAATAACATCAGCTACTAATCTTCCTATAGCAACTGCTACTGAAGGTAGTAAGTATGGTGCATTCAATGGTGCTACTAATTATGTAAGAGATAATATAATTGAAACAGGAAGTAAGGTATATCAAGCGATTCAAGATATTAGTTCTGGAGGAATTGCACCAACACATACAGATTCATCTGATACTAATGGTTGGAGATACCTCGCTGCTGCTGCAGTAGAACAAAAAGGTTTAGCATCATTTGCTCAAGAAGATTTTGACGTAGATTCAAATGGTCATGTTACTATTGCTGCAGTAGGAGTTGATAATAGTCAACTACAGAATAATAGAATTGGATTTGCTGATGGTAATACATTAGAGAATTTTGAACTAGATCAGGAATTAACTGCAACAAGCGGATACAGAGGATTTAACTATCTTAACTACGTTAAAG